CCCAGGCGACAATTCGATCATCTCGATGTCGCAATCGTCCTCGCAGTCAGTCCGCGTACCTGCTACCGACCTCATCTATTACTACAGGACGGAGCGACCGGGTGCGCTTGGTGGCGTGCCAGCACTGGCCCCTGTCCTCGCACGTCTTCGACAAATCGACGACTACGACGTTGCCACACTGACCCGTCAGCAGATCGCCGCGACGATCACGGCCTTCATTTCGCCTGCGATCGGCGAAATGGAGGAAGACCCAGCATCGACTGGCGATGGCGCGATCGGTCGCCACGACGGTTATCGCGATGGGTGTGCGACCGATGCCTTCGGCGACCCCGTCGAAACGATGGAAAACGGTCTCCTCGTCTACCTCGACGGGGGCCGAAAGGTCGAGATTTCAAATCCTCCCGTGCCTGTCGATGCTGAGTGGCGTCACGGTCAACTACGTGACACTGCGGTCGGCGCTGGCGTCACGATGATGCAGTTGAGCGGGGATTTGCGCGAGGCAAATTACTCGTCGATGCGGGCCGGACTCATCGATTTTAGGGGGATGATCGACGCGGAGCGCGAGGCTTGGCTGATCCCTGGATTGCTGGACCAGATGGCGGAGTGGTGGGTCGAGGCGGCATACGTCGGCGGGGTCACCCGGGAGCGCTACACGCCTTGCTCGTGGGCCGCCAGGGCCTGGGCCAGTGTCGATCCGAGCAAGGATATGAAGGCGATGATCGACGCGCTAGCGGCCGGTCTGGCGTCTCAGCCCGACCTCCTGCAGCAATTGGGCTACGACCCCGATCAGTGGATTAGGGATATGGTCGCCTGGATGAAGAAGCTCAAGGACGCTGGCATCGAGTTGCCAGCGGCAAAGGCTTCTTCTTCGGGCACTCCAGCAGACCAAGCCGAACCAGCCAACCCTCCAGCGTAACTCACCGGGGTTGAAGAAAAATCCTCACCCTGGCACGAATCTTGTTTTCGCACGGGTAGTGTGCCCATATGGACGCGAAGAATCACCCGGCAAAGACGACACAGCGGACACACACAGGTCTAGTCACCCGTGCCATGTCCTTTGTACCGGCGTCTCTCGACCCAGAGGCTCGAACCGTCCGGGTTCTCTGGTCTACGGGCGCGACCCGTCGTGACTGGTCGTGGGAGGACGGTGATGTCGATGAGGCTCTGAGCCTCGACGGCGTTGACCTCTCGGCTTGGGACGGCGCTGCCGTCAGAGACAGCCACGACTACAGCTCCATCATGTCGCAGCTCGGGGTCATCGTCCCCGGCTCGACGGTCCGCACGACCGACGGGATGGAGAGCACTGTACGGTTTGCACGCACAGATTGGGGTCAGGCAGCACTCGACCTGGTCGCCGATGCCGTCGCGAACCAGTGGTCCGTTGGATATGACCAGATCATCTACGACCGGACTCCGGCTGCACTCCGCTCGGACGGCGGCACAGTCCCGCTCTACACGGCGGTCAGTTGGAGACCCCGTGAACTATCTCTCGTGGTCAATTCCGCTGATACCGGCGTCCGCACTCGGTCGGCAGACGACCATATCTCGATCACTGTATTGGAGCAGGTAATGGATACCAAGAATGCCCCCACGACTACTCCGGCTCCCGCCTCTGGTGCAGTGACGGAGACCGTTGACCTGGAAGCAACCCGCGCAGCGGCGGTGCTGGAGTACACGGAGCGTGTGAGCGCAATCCGTACAGCCGCACAGGTTCTAGGCTTCGGGGGCGACGCCATCGCCCCCGAGAAGCTCGGGATGAGCAAGCGCTCGCTCGATGAGATCCGCACCGAGTTGATCGGTCGGAAGGCTGCCGAGCAGGCCAAGACGGCCGTCTCTGGTGTGCACTACGAGGCGGGAGTCGATGCGACGGAGAAGCGCGCGCAGGCGATGGTGGCGAGCCTCCTACGGCGTGCCAACCCCGGCGTCAAGGCGTTCCGCGAGGCCCCCGGGGCCAACGAGTACCGGGGCACCCTGATCGACATGGTGCGGGATGAGTTGGCAGTCCGTGGGCTCAACGTCCGTGGGATGTCCCCGTCTCAGATTGCAGAGGCGGCTCTTCGCCACGGTGGGATGGCTCAGCGGTCGGGCCCGTCAATGACTTCGGCGGATCTGCCCAGTGTGTTCTTGGACGCGGCAAACAAGTCGTTGAATGTCCGTTACCTGGCGGTGCCCCGGCACTACCGGAACTGGGCAACCCAGAGCAATTTCCGGGACTTCCGCCCCCACAAGTACATCAAGTTGTCCGGCCTGAGCCGCCCTCCGAAGAAGATCGAGGGCGAGAAGTTCGCGCAGGTGGCATTCTCAGATGCCCGCGAGCAGGCGTCCCTCGACACCTACGGGTACGAGTGGAAACTGACCCGGCAGATGATCGTCAATGACGACCTGGATGCCTTCTCGTCGGCCCCGGTCGCGGTCGCGGACTCGTTCGCCGACAACGAAAACTACGTGATGTACTCCGTGTTTTCGGACAATCCCTACCTCCAGGACGGGAATCCGCTCTTCGACGCGAACCACGGCAACATCCTGGGATCGTTCGGCAAGCCCGGCTCGACCATTGCAAAGGCGCTCTCCCTGCACACCTGGGAGACGTTGGAGGGTTCGACCCGTGGGTACATGTACGGGCACGTGATTGTGCCCCAGGCATACGGCTGGGATGCACAGATCTACTACGGTGAGCAGTGGGCGAGCACTCAGTCGAGTGCAGTCCGGCCGGAGATGGCGAGTGGCAAGATCATCACCGTTTCTGACTACCTGCCCACCGGGGCCTGGTACACCGCAGCGCCAAACAGCGGCGTGATGTACGGGCACCTCGATGGCGAGGAGGGCGTGACAGTCATCGAGGAGCCCAGGACGGATGCTGACAGCATCTCGTTCTTCGCCCGCTCCGACTTCTCCGCCGCGATCCGCGATCACGTCGGCCTGGTCAAGGTCTTCGAGACCGACCCTGACGCCTAATAGCCTGAGGCTCTCTCCTCTGACGGGGAGAGAGCCTCAAACTGAACACCTTCTCCATCCTCATCTACAGAGAGGACTTCACAATGACCAGTCGATACGCAAATGACGGCACACGGGTCGTCCTCGCTGCTCCCTCCGGTGGAGTCACCGCAGGTGACTTTGTCCTCGTCGGGGGATTCTTCGGCGTCGCAATGGGCACCGCCCTCGTCGGCGAGGACTTCGTGCTTGCGGTGGGCGGCACGTACACGGCCGCGCCGAAGGTCGCCGGGACTGCTTGGACGGCCGGTGACCTCGTGTCCTGGGTCACGGGGAGCAGCGCCTTCGGCGTTTCGACGACCCTCGACGTTCAGGCAGTGGTGCTGGCAGACGCTCTCTCGGCCGCCACGACCGCAACGGTACGCCTGCTTGACGCGCCGATGGACAACCCGGCGCGCCTGACGGCGGTGGAGACCCTCGCGGGCACGACCATCGGCGGGCGGCTCGACACGCTCGAAGGTGACCAGACCGTCGTCATCCTTGGCGCTGCCGCAGTTGCAGTCACCGGCACAGCGACCGAGACGATCACACAGACCGCGACGATCCCGGCCGGTGCACTGGAGGCGGGAGACACCCTGGTCATCACGGGCGGGCAGGTGGCCACGAGCACAACCGGCACGGAAACGGCCATCGGCCGAATCCGTATTGGCGGGCTGACCGGGCCGGTCGTGTCGCGTACCAATGCCCAGGACGTGGCAGACGCCGATGAGGCCGGTATGTTTGGCGTCGTCAACGTCGAGACTCTGGGGATCGCTACCGCGAGCGCAGTCAGCATGACTGGGTACGGCGCATGGTCCACGGCTGGCACTGTCTTCGGCTCGGTCGTCCTGGCTTCTGACGCGCTCGACACGACCGCCGAGATCACCGTGGTCTCCACGGTCGAGGCGTCGAGCACGGGCGAGAGCATCATCGGCCACGGGTTGAAAATCACGCGCCTGCGCAAGGCCGCGTAATCAATGGGCTCCGCCTCCCCGCTGATGGACTTGGCACGGGTCGCTGTACGCGAGGCGTATGGCGACCCCGTGACCTATTCTCCGCAGGTCGGAGAGCCGGTCACGTGCGCAGGGATCCGTCGGCGCGAGGCCTTCGTTGCACTCGACCGGGGGGGGGCTCCGGTCGATGCCCACCGAGACGTCATCGACTTCATCGAGGCAGACCTCGACGGGCTCACGGCTCGAACTGGTGACTCCCTCACGATTGGTGGGAGCACCTACAAGGTGACGCACGTAGAGCCCGGCCCGGTCGGGACGGTGGTCTGCACCATCGGGAGAGGCTAACCATGGCTCGCTCCGATGTACGTGCAATCCGTGCGGACATGCACACCCGCCTGCTTGGTGCCACCAATGCAGGCGACCGAGTCTACGTCTCCCGAGTCCTCCCGTTCGTGCCAGAGGACCTGGTGGAAGGTCCGGCTGTCGTCGTCGGTGTCTCGTCAGAGCGTCACGACAAGGTGGGGCAGAGCCCAACCTATCAGACGACCACGACCTGCACGGTCGATTGCTACGCGACGGCGGACGATGAGGAGACCCTCCAGGACACGCTCGACGATGTCCTGGACCAGGTCGAGGGTGTTCTGGTCGCGGGACCTTTTCGGGACCAATTCAACGGCATCACGAACATCCAGACGCAGTCGGCGGCAGAGCAGATCGAAGACGCGAACATCCTGATGGGTCGCATCGGGACGATCTTTGACTGCGTGTACACCACGCAGTTCGTCCCGGTCGAGAGCCGCCCAACTTTCGCGTCCGCACACATCGACTTCGACTTCGACTCCGACGTTGAGTCCATTGTCCCGGAGGCATAAGACTAATGACCATTCCATTCAGCAACGTGCCTCAGACGCTTGTTCCGGGTCCGTACATCGAGATCCAGGCGCAGCGGCTCTCGTCGCCCGGTGAGTTCGTTCGTCCGACCGTATTGACAGGTCAGATGACCTCGACCGGAACGGCGACGGAGAACACCGCGTACCTGGTGTCGTCGAGTGCTCAGGGGCGGACTCTGTTCGGGCGTGGTTCGTGTGCGAGCCACATGATCGACGCCTACCTCAAGAACAACCCGAACTCCTCGGTCTACTGCATCGGCATCGACGATGCAGTCGGCACGGCTGCGACCGGCACGCTGCAAGTCACGCACGCTGCGACTGGCGCGGGGTCGATTTTCCTCTACGTCGGCGGTCGTCGGGTCGTGGTGGCCGTCGGGTCGTCTGACACGGTGGACACGATTGCAGCGGCCATCGAGGCCGCCTGTGACGCTCTCCCGGATCTCCCTGTGGTTGCCTCGTCCGCGACGGACACGGTGACCTTCACAGCCGTGCACAAGGGCACGGTAGGAAATGGCATCGACCTGCGAGTCAACTACCGTGGAGCCAATGGCGGTGAGGAGCTTCCTGCTGGTGTCACCCTGACGATCGTGGCGATGGGAGCCGTGGTTGCTGGTGCCACCGACCCGACCCTCGACGCCACGACCGGTCTGCACGCCGACGAGTACGATTTCATCGTCCCGTGGATCTGCACGGACACGAATCTCGACAATTGGCAAGAGGTCGTCGCCGAGTACTGGCTTACAGTCGATCAGCGGATGCCCTATGTCATCGCAGGGACAACCGACACGAACGCCAACCAGCTCACGCTCGGCGGGCTCCGAAACGCTCCTCACGAGACCGTGATGGGGCTCCCGAAGAGCCCGACCCCTGGGTACGAGATCGCCGCTGCGCTCGCTGGTGTGGCGACCCGAGTCTTGTCTCTCAAGCCTTACAGCGGTCTCACTGGCATTCCACTGGTCGGCGTGCTGGCCCCTGCATCGGCAGACAGGCTGACGTGGGCTGAGAGGTCTGCACTTCTAGATGCCGGTATCGCTACCTGCACCGTCGGCAACGACGGCACGGTCTACATCGAGCGCGAGCGCGCGACGTACAAGACCGATTCGAGCGGGGCTCCTGACGGTGCCTGGCTGGACATGCAGCGCTCGACGCGTGCACGTCGAATCGTCCGGCGCTGCAAGGCTCGCATCAATCGGGACTTCTTCTCGTCCGGGATGGTCATCGTCGATGACAACCGGACGGTGAGTGCCGGTGAGGACGCAGTCTCGACCTCGACGGTGAAGGGCTCGTTGGTCGCCGAGGCATCCAGCATGTACGACGACAAGCTCATCGTAGACCTGGAAGCCTTCAAGTCCGGCATCGCCGTCGAGCAGGACGGCACCGACCAGAACCGCATCAACCTGTACCTGCCCATCAATCAGACGGCGGCTCTGCGGATCATCGCGGCCGTCGCGAACTTCGTCGGCTGATCCTGAGTGAGGTGACACAATGGCTATCTCTGCACCTATCAAAATCGGGATCAAGGCGGTCACCATCACGTCCTCGACGGGCGGTGCCATTGGCGCTGACGTCGAGGGGACGGCGACCATCCGCCTACGCACTGAGACCCGAGAGGGTGCCAGCGGGGCTATGGGCGTGGTCGGCTACTCGGAGAAGTACGAGCCGACTTTCATTGAACTCGCCATCTTCGACCGTGGGGATTTGAACCTCTCGGCATTGATGGACTTGGTCAACGTGTCGGTCACCGTCGTTGCCAAGTCGGGCAAGATCTACACCCTGACGAGCGGCTGGCTTGCAGCGTCTCCCGAGGTCAACGCCATTGACGGTACGACGACCATCCGGTGGGAGAGCAAGCGCCCGGTGCAGGAAGTGACGGTGCAGTCATGACATATGCCCTACCAGATGCACCTGATGGGCTCGACCCTCACGAGGCTCTGGAGCTTGCTCTGAGCCTGCTGGAGTGGGCTCAGGGCGAGGGCGTCGGGGAGCCCGAGCACGTGATGCTCGCCTACCCTGTGGTCACGACGGCGAAGGATGGATCGATTGTACGCACACTGACCTCGGTCACCGTGAGACGCCCGAAGGTGCGTGACCTCCGAGACCCCAAGGTTTTGAACGCCAAGTCCGACATGGCGCTCGGGGTGGAACTCGCCAAGAGGTTGACGGGGCTTCCTGACCACGAGTTCGACGCGCTTGATTCGGTCGATTTTGAACGGATTGGCAATGTGGTTGCGGGTTTTCAGTCGCACTCCCCGACGACTGGCTCGTCCGTCGAGTAGTGCTCGCCCTGGCGTATGGGTGGACGCCTGGCCAGATCGACGAGGTCGATGCAGACGAGCTGAGAATGTGGCTACAGGCCGCAGAGCACTACCTCGGGATTGATCATCATGGCGGGCAAGAACTACCAGATCAAGGCGACACTACGGGGACGTGATCAAGCGTCCTCAGTATTCGCACGGATCGGTCGTAATGCCCGACGGCACCTTGGTGGTGCCTTCAAAATGGTCGGCGGCATCTTCTCGAAACTGAAGAACACCCTCACGTCCCTACCTGTCCTGGGAGGCTTGCTCGGTGGGGCTCTGGGCGTCGGTGGCATCATCTCGTGGGTGAAGGATTGGGCTGCGGCTGGAGACGCGATCGCCAAGACCTCCCGTGCTGCGGGCGTCTCTGCGCGGTTTTTCCAGGAACTCGGCGACGTGGCAGGACACGCCGGAGTAGGCACTGAGGAGTTTGCGTCGTCCTTGACGAAGGCAAACGTCAATCTCGGCTTGCTAAGAACTGGTGGTGGTCCCCTCGTGGGACTCCTGAAGAAGGTCTCCCCCGCTCTGCTCAAGACCCTCCAGGGGACGAAGAGCACCGAGGAGGGGGTCACAACCCTCCTCGATGCGATGAGCAAATTGAAGGACCCTGCCAAAAGAGCCGTCCTGGCTCAGGCTGCCTTCGGCAAGAGCGGGGTCAAAATGGCTCTGCTCGCGGAGCAGGGGACGGAGGCAATCCGCGCCCAGATCAAGGAGTTCAGGGCACTAGGCGGTGCCATTTCTGACGAGGGGCTGAAAGGCGCGGAAGATTTCCAGGACGCCTTACAACGCGTTGGAGTGGCCTGGTCGGGGATCAAGAACAAGTTCGGGTCAGCCTTTGTCAAGGCGGCTTTGCCGTGGCTTGGCAAGTTGACCGACTGGTTTACGAACAATCAGGGACGCCTGGGCGAGATGGTCGAGGGCTTTGCGACCGATATGGTCGAGGGCATTCAGTCGGTGGTGTCGAGCCTCCCTGCGCTCGCGAGCGCTCTATCGCAAATCGCCAAAATCGTCTCGGATATCGTGGGCGGAATTGGCAAGATCGTAAAAGTCTTGACCAATTGGGCCCCAGAAGCCGGAAATATGACGGATATGGAAAAGGAGTTGGCGAGCGTCGAAGATGAGACGCCAGGAGAAAAGGCAGTCCGCATCGCGGGTGTGAGGCGATATCAGGCTCTCGGACCGCGTGGTCCCAACGGCGTGTCGCTGGGGGCACTCACCCCGACGGGGAAAATTATTGACGCTCGCCTACGGAAGGAAGAGGCCGCCGCATCCGCGCTGCTGGCGCGAGAGACCCTGGCGTCTCTCAATTCCGCAGGCGTTGCCGGGCCTCTGGGCTTTCTGGGGCCTAGGGCAAGTGACCTGATGCTGCCAGCGATCAAGCAAGCGTCGGAAATCACTGTCAAATTTGAAAACATGCCCAAGGGTGCCAGGGTCGAGACAAAGGGCACAGCCCCTGTACGAGTCAATGTCGGTCGCCGGACTCAGGGGGAAACACCATGAGTTGGCGTGATCAATTACTCCCTGCTTCCTTCCGGGGCGTGCCGTTCGAGGTTCTACGACACGACAGCAAGACGGGTCGTCGTGTGGTCACCGAGGAGTACCCAGAGCGGAATCTGCCGGGCTACCAGGATCAGGGCAATCGGCTAGGGCGCTTCCAGCTCGAAGCCTTCGTGCTGGGCGACGACTACATCGCGAACCGGAACGACCTTCTGGACGCTCTGGAGCAGTCGGGACCAGGCGAGTTGGTACACCCGTGGCTCGGTCGCCTATGGGTACACGCCGATGAGTCATCCTATTCTGAGGACTCGTCGGAAGGTGGGATGTGCCGGTTCAATCTCGTCTTCTTGGAGAGGGCGGAGATCGAGCGGCTTGAGTCCCTCGACACCTCCAAGACGACTGGATCGGCAACGGCTGCTGCACAAGCGGCAACGGCCTCTGCGACGGCTACGAGCCTCGCCCTAGACACCGAGGTCGCCCTTCTACCTCCGGGTATCAGGCGGCTCTACAGCGCCCAGCAGACCATACACGAGGCGGCTATCGCCTCACTTCTGCGAGTGGACTCCCTGGGTGATGACATCGAGGGCGAGGTGTACGCGCTGACCGACACCTACGCCCTCGCCGTGCAGGTGGCGTCCTGGTACTTCCCTGCGTTGATCGGAGCCAATGCCCTGGTCGCCTCCGCCTGGACTGCGTGGCAGAGGCGCATTGTCCTCCCGGCCCTACAGCGCGCCGTCGAGGTCTCCCTCAGCGTCACCTACACGACTGCGGACGACGCTCAGGCTCGTTGTGATGCCCTCGTTGAACTCCTCGAAGCACAGGAAGACGAGGACGATGCACCACACGACCTGCTCGTTCAGATCCGGGCACTCCGTGCAGTGGTCGTCGAGGTTCTTCTCGGGGTCGCTTCGACCCTGCCGAGGCTGACCACCATCGAGGTGACGACACCGATCCCGGCGTTCGTGCTCGCCTACGACCTCTATGGGGATGTCACCCGAGAGAGCGACATCCTGAGCCGCAATGAGATTCCCCATCCTGGCTTCTGTTCTGGGACTCTTTCGGTGCCGGCATCCTCGGCTACCGCCGGAGGCGGGGCATGAGCACGGCACCAACCATAGAACTGCGCCGTGCAGACGGGACAGCCTACTCAGGATGGACCGAGGTCGAGGTGACCAGGTCTATCGAGCAGGTGGCTTCGACCTTCCGGTTCCGCGTCGCCTTGACCGACGATGGCGTCGGGCTCGACTTCGTCGTGGACGATCTGGTCGAGGTCTGGATCGGCGACACGCCTCTCCTGACGGGCTACATCGACGACATTGCGCCGTCCTACAGTGCGACCCGGACGGAACTCGAAATCACGGGCAGGAGCGCCACCGCAGACCTTGTCGAGTCCTGCGCACCGCTGACCCTACTCAGGGCGATGACCCTGGTACGGATTGCACGCACACTTGCGGATGGGTTTGATCTCGATGTCCTCGACCAGGTCGGTGACTCTGGAGGAACCGTCTACCCGAGGGTTCGCCCCGAGGTCGGGGAGACCTGCAGCGCCGTCATCGATCGGTTTGCGAAGCAGCAGGGCATTCTGGTCACCGATGACACCGTTGGTCGCCTTGTCCTGATGAGGGCTGACCGCCCCTCGACCAGCAAGACGGTCATCAAGCGTGGGGTCAACGTCCTGGAGGCCAGTGGACACTTTGGATCGATCGG